GCGGTGTCGAGCATAGGTATCTCAGACTCAGCGGCCATCCTCTGCTCTCCTACAGTGCCGCCGGGGACACCGGAAGGCTCTGTTACGACATCCTGAGCAGCAACGATTTGCAGTTTTCTACGCTCCTCTGCCACTCGACTCTTTAATATTTCAGAGTCTGAAGGTATATCATCCGGTATGTTGTTTATCTGTATACCGTCTGCGGTAAGGATAGAATAAGGCATTAATACTCCACCGAAATTTGAACGGATTCAGAAGATTGTCCCATTGGGGTTTGTGCGCCACTTGGTACTTTATAGCTCTCTTGAAACTTCACATATTCACCCACAGTGCCGCCACCTGAGAAAAACATTACAGCGTTCTGCAATTCGGCAGATAGCTTTAACTGGGCTTCCTTTTTTCTTGTCAGCCAATCTTTTAGGTCTTCTTCTTGGAGTTGTAACGGGAGAGCAGTTGCCAATGCCAATTCTAATTCGCTTTCGCTTAACGCCCCAAAAGTGACTGAGCCAATAACATCTAATCCCAACTGACGCTGAATGTTTCTCAATTCTATGGAAGACGCTTTCCAATCTGGGAATCTGCTTTCGATAACGCCCGTATCTGCGCCCTCATCTAAAGCTGCAATAGCCGCATCTAGGTTTCCAATGTTTTTCCTGACCTTGCCTAGAGTTTCAAACGATTCTCTAGAAATCTGTTGGCTTATTTTTGCCCCTTCTCTACCCCGCGCCCTTCTGGTTTGAATGTCAACACCATATTCTTGACCAGTCTCTATTACACCTGCGCGAGCAGCACCTACTACTAATTGCCCTGAAGGATCTCTGACTACGCTAGTCCCGTCTGTTCCTACCATTACAATAGATCCATCTGGCAAAATATCAGAGCTTTGAACGTCAAAATTAACAAGAGATCCCTCGACTTCTTTTTCTAGATTCTTCAATTCTATCTGCGATGTCTGAAAATCAATCTGCGCCTGTCTTCTTTTAGCTTTTTCTTCGAGAAACGTTGACTGGTCGTAGGCCGCTCTTGGCAAATCTACGGTCAATGCCCAACCTTCTGGGTCACTCTTAAACATTTCTAACACATTTTTAGTATTAGCAGCCTCTTCTTGCCTGCCAGAATTTTCAAACAGTTCTATTTTTTCTTCATAAAATCCTTCGACCAGATCAAGCCTGCCAGACTCATAAAGACCCATAACAGTAGTATAATCGCCCAACATTACGTCGATTTGTTCTGAAGACAGCCTCTCAGATATGCCCTTTAGTATTTTCTCTTGTTCAGGATACTTAATCAGTAGACCTGTAATATCCCTTGGGTCTCTGCTTTCCGCTAAGGCTTCTAGCTCTGAGTCAAACTGAGCCTTCCGCTCTTCCGCAACAACTCTCTGCTGCTGCGCTCTTTGGTACTCCTGCTGCTGCTGTTGGTACTGCTGTTGGTTTCTCAAGAGCTTTTCGCCCTGCAAAACGCCCTGCATGATAGCTTGACCGGGGTCAACAGGACTTAGCACAGAAGAATAATCGTATGGCGCTGGCATGTTAAATTCCTTAGTCGTTACAGTTTAAAATTTAAAATTAGTAGGGTCAGGTATCGACTCATTAAATACCGGAAGTTGGGACAACTGATCAACGGTTTGAGGCATCCCGCCTCTATATTTCATAGCAGTACCAAACAAGTTACCAATGCTGCCAAGTGCGCTGCCGTATGCCTGACCCTGTATCAGTTGTGCGCCGGCCTGTGCTGCGCCCTGCTGACCGTACAAGTTGCCAATGTTTGTTGCCGCAGTCTGCCCCGCACCCGCCTGTTTTGCCGCAGATGCCTGACCGACATCCGTTATACCTGCTAGGTTTGCGTACTGCTGCTGAATCATGCTTTGCAGCATCTGGGGTCTGAATTGACCCAGCGCCGCCTGAATGTTGCCACCCCGTAGACCACCAGTAGCGGCGGCATTTTGTAAAATCGCCTCCTCTCCCTGACGCGCTAGGGCTTGGAACCTTGGGCCGGTCTCGATGGCTTGTATGGCCTCTGCCTGCGCCTCTGGACCACCTAAACCAAGCAGCGCCTGCTGCTGCTCTAGAGATCCAACGCCTGCCTGAACGTATGGCTGAAATAGTTGTGTGGCCGCATCAAATTGCCTACGCTGCTCCTGAATGCCTTGTTCAGCAGAACGCGACTGTGCGTCAGCCGCCTTTCTTGCGCCTCTAGCAGACATTGCCGCTCCAGCAACGGTAGCGACTCCTCCAACTACAGCAGTTGCAATCATTGACATGACTTGTCCTCCAAAGACTTTGCCTCGTTCATCAACTGCTCGACCTCTTCTTCAGTGGGCTGAACAGTGTACTTGTCTAAAATTAGTTCCAGATCCTGCACGTTGTCAGGATTCGGGTGAAATGTCGTAAATATGACCTCAGAGAGCGCGTAGCCGCCGATCTTATGCCCCGCAGGGGAAACGCCCATGTGACCCGCGTGAAACGTGTCTGGGCCATTTGGCGTATATATAACCGCAGAACCTGCGCGAATCACAAAAAAGTTATCCATCGCGTGAACGTGCCCAGTGACAACCGCACCCTTCGGCACGATAACCGTCCTCGCGTAGAGTCCCTCGCAGAAATCGTGCAGCGTGGGTATCTCTGTTTGCGGCATCTGCTTCAGTTCAGCCTCAAGTGCAAATACCGGCGCATACACCGGATCGAGTTTACTTTTTTCTGCTACTTCGCTCAAAATATGCCCTCTTTTCCCTTATTGTCTCACATATTGCGACCAATTCAATTACTAGCTTATTTCGCTCCCAGTGGCGCTAATTACTAGCGAACTAGCCGTACCCGCAGTCGTGACAATCGTCGCACCGTCTGGGATCACCTGACCAACCAATTCCGGACAGGAATACGTCTCCCTGATGCCAATCGACCTCGCGTTTATCACCGTGTTCGATGCCAGTGGATTACCGGCAGAATTCGCGTTGGGCAGATAAACTGTAATCAGCGTGTTGGCCGATCCAACGTTGGTGACCGTAAACTTGTCGATGATCGTCGTTGCACCTGTCGCGGTGTACTGAATCGTCGCGGATGTCTCAGCGAGCTTTCTGGGGATGATGTTCGTTACTGTGATAGCCATTACTGTTGTACCTGAGTTACTGCGACCATGACCGCAGGCGCTGCCGGAGAGAATGCCGTGGCCGCGCTCGCGTCTAGCCACAAATTAGTGTCATCAACCGCAAACATTACCTCGACGTAATCTGCCGCTGCCAAGCTAATGAAGTCACTCTTTTGGATCGTCGCATATTCGTTGTTAGCCGATTGGGTTAGCCTGCTGGTAGAGTTTGCAATGTCTACGCCGTTTTTGCGAAACCAGAAGTAGCCATTCTTCGCGCTCGCGCTATTCGATAGCACCTGAAAGTTGACCGCAAAATTGTAAAGGCCCGCATTCGCAGCGACCAATCTGGATGCCGGTGTGCCAAGCGATATGCCGTTTGATACCTCTGTCGTGTCAAAAACAACCGCGACAGCGGTACTCGTGCCACCCGCAACCTGATCAGTTGTCCGCGTAAACTGTCCGTAATACTTTTGCTGCTCAATGATTGGCCTAACAAATATCTCGCCCTCAGTCGCGCTGACCTTCAATACAATCGCAACTGGGACAGAAACATTCGGAGCAGTGGGCTTGACCTTCGTAAACGCGCCTGCCGTAGTCGGGCTGGCGTACAACTCATCACCGATAGCCCATGACTCGCTCACCGCGCTGCCGGTGGTGTTGATGTCTCGCACGTTACCAAATGTCGTAACGAATCCTAGATCCCCGTTATCAATGTCCTGTGTCGCAACGCCCAAAAAGTATTCTGACCGATAAGTGCCGTCAGCAATGTAGTCCAGAAATTCAATTCTAAAGTCACCGTTTACGCCATCAAATCCGATCGTAGAACCGTTGGTGATGGTAGATCCGGTGTTATTCCGACCGTAAATGTAAGTCTCTTGGCCTACCTGCTGAACAACGCCGTCCGAATGGTGCAGGTTCAGCGTGTCATCGTTCGCGTTCCACACCACCCGCGCTGTTTTATCCGCGTGGGGCGCTGACGGCGCAAAGTCGATGTAGTCAGTCTTGATGTGGTTAGTGTCAGATGCCATGTTAGCGATGGTCTGCGCGTACTGCGCGATGATCTCAATATCTACAATAGAATTATCGCTGCTGCTCTCGTCAACAGTGCTAAACAGTTTCTCAAACTGGATGATCTGCTCGTGATCCTTTAAGAAAACCGCCAGTTGGTCCCTCGTTAGCCCTAGCCTTGACTTAGCCATCGCTAGTACGCCAGTGGCTCGACCTGAGCCTCTAGTCGAGCGAACGATACATGTGCGTCAGACTCGCCCCTGAAACGCTGTATGCGCCAGTTGACCATGCTGCCCTGTTGGAACCAAACAAGCCTTTTGTTCCGGTTGCCCTGAGTGCCCGCCTTGATTGATCTGCTCTGGCTCCACGTTTCGCCGTCAACACTGTAGCTAGTGCTAATCAGGGGATTAGTGCCGAATTCTACGCGACCCGTTAGCGCAACTAACTCCAGTTCATGGAAGATCGCCCCGCGACCCTCGTTGTAAACGATGCCGGTTGAGAACTCCCAGCGGACCTTAGCGCCGTAATGAGAGCCTATGTCATCCTTAAAGAATCCGAACACGTTAGACGTTGGGTCGCCAATCAGCCACCTGTCGTAGCACCAGACGATGTCTCGCGCCTTGTACTGCGCTAAACCTAGCTCTGATGTGCTGAGAACAAACCAAACCGGCGTATTCGTCGCCTGCGTAGCCGTAAAGTCAAAGACCAGTGTCTGGTCAGGTAAATGAACGTAGAGGTGCTGATGATTCCGGTCGTTTCTTGTTTCTAGCTTAACCTTCGACAACTGCACTTCAGTGTAGTCAGTCAGTATCTCGTCAATCTCTTTGGTGCTGATCTTGTTAGCCTGCGCGTTAACGCCAAGGAATATGCCGGGAGACTCATTACGACCGCTGCCCAGAAACGCAATCGTCTCAATAAACAAGCAACAGGCTTGAGTGCCAACGCAGCCCTTCTGAATTTGTGCGCCCTCGACCCGCTGAAATGGGAACAGGCTGCCGCCAACATTGTCGAACACCTCGATGGTGTGCCGGTTGACCGCGTATATCTCATTTCTTAGCTTGATGACTGACGTTACAGGGTCAGGATCTATCTCAGATGACCCATACTTCAGCGGATTGACCGCAAACGGGTCCAATAACTCTGTCACCACCAAGAATTCACCGTCAGTGGTCATAAAGTAACCATCAACCCAGACAACATCCAACACCAAACCTAGATCTGGGTCAGTTACCTGCTTGACAGTGGTCCCGTCCCAATAGTACAGATTGCCGCCGCTCGCAATTGCCAACAGGTCGAAAGAGTAGTCCATCGTTACGAGGTTATCGTCAGTGCCGCCAACGTCACCCAACACAGTGACCGTACCATCTGACGCAATAGAGCATAGGGAAGTACCCATGACCCTGTAGCAGATGCCGTCACGTTCGATACCACCGCGATTTACGCCCGGTCCTTCGCCATGCTTCACCAATCCATCTGCGGGCCTTAGATAGCCGTTGCTGATGCCTGACTGCTTGGGAACAGGTATAAGATTGACAGGGTAGCTCGTGCGTATCTCTGCCC